ATGGCAAAACACATGACGCAGGATGACCGCAAGGTGCTGGAAGCCCGGTACAATGCCGGACAGAGTGTTGCCGGAATCGCCAGGGCGATGAGCTTCAACTATTCCACCATCTATAAGGAACTGAAGCGCGGTGACACTGGAAAGATGGATGCCAATGGTCGCGCAGGATATAGTGCAGAGCTTGGGCAGCAGCGATTATACAACGCAAAGCAGCGGTTCAGGTATCGGGCGGATTGCCCGGCGGAGTAAGGCATGGGAGAAGTGTTTAAGCTGAACCATTGCTATAACATGGACTGCCTGCCGGCAATGGAACTGTTCCCGGATAATTATTTTGATTTGGCGGTTGTGGATCCACCGTATTTCTCTGGCCCGGAACGCAGAGGATTTTACGGATCAAAAGTCAGCAAAATAGGCGTACATCGTGACTACCCCGTCTCTCCTGCTTGGAGTAAACCAGAGCCGGAGTATTTCAAGGAGCTGTTTCGAGTGTGCCGCCACTATATTGTATGGGGCTGCAACTATTTTGACTACCAGTTTGCTACCGGACGAATCGTGTGGGACAAGTGCAATGGAAATTCTAGCTTTTCAGATTGCGAGATTGCGGCGACAAATTTGTTTTCCTCAGTGAGAATGTTCCGGTATATGTGGTCCGGCATGATGCAGGGAAAAAGCATCACAGAAGGCGACACCATGCAGGGAAACAAGAGCTTGAACGAAAAGCGAATCCACCCAACGCAGAAGCCGGTTGCTCTTTATGACTGGATTTTCAAAAACTATGCAGAGCCAGGGCAGAAGATCCTTGACACCCACCT